GCTGAGGCCGTCTGTCGCAGCGGAGTAGTCCCCGGACACCCACTTGTCGAACAGCAATCCCAAGCGACCTTCCTTCAGCAAAATGCCGGAAAGATCGGAAGCGTCCATAGGACGGCCAGTAAGAGCGAAAGGCTCGAACTTCTGTAGCCGGTCCCACATCGCCTTCTGGAAAGGCTGCATCGACCAGTAGGGGATTCCTGACCCCTTGGTGATGATTCGGCACTTTAGTGGCTCCAAGATGCCGGCTACCATAGCACGGCACTTGCCCCCAGGGCTGCTCTTCAAAAAGTGATTTGCCCACCGAACTGCTTCGTGATGAGGCACCACCGGGAGGACTCTCAGGTCCGTCCGAGTCTCCGTGACCCGGACCGTGTGTGGATGCCAGAACATCGAGACCAAATGGCCGTCGATCTCACATGCAGTCAGGTTTGCACTTCGCTCCTCGAAGTAGCCCCGAGCGCCCAGCACATAGAGAGTAGTATCGCGGACTTCCATCGCGCGACCTCCCTCCTTTCTCCCGAAGGAGTAGCTGGCATTGAAGCCTGGGTTCCCCTCGCCTGCAGCAAGCCGCTGCATCGAGCTCGTGGTTCCCCATGCCGTCCACTTCTCGTTACCTATTCGCACGGGTCGTGGCGATCTCCAGATAGCCCGAAACTTCTTACGAAACGCCTCTGCGTGTTCGTCTGACAGTAACGGGATCTCCTGCTGCAGTGCAGCCTGGTGATCGACCATCGATGACGCCTGGAATGCCTTCGTGACTTCGCCGCAACCTCTCTTGATGCCCTGGAGCATCGCCCAGCCGACCCTTAACGGTCGCTGTTCACAAGGTCGGCTTGCCATGATATTCCTCAGGTGCCTCCGTGCCCCGCCCTTCAGCGGGAAATGAAAACTAGAGTCTTCCAGAGCCTTCTCAAGACCTGCTGGTACCTTCGGCATGCTCTCCTGACGGAGCAACTTTGCCAACGGCCACGCAACAAGGTACTTCTGCCACTTCACAAGCGCCACTTCACTGGGCGCCTTCATTAGGCAGTCGAAAAGACCGAAGAAGTCTCTCGCGCAACAGTGCATGAACACTGGGTCCGCGTCCGCAAGGACGTCCCACGTGCTCCGCACAAATAATGCAACTGTCTCGACCTTCCGTCGCAGCTGCAAAGCGAGATCCTTCTTGAGGGGATCGGCCTCTAGCACAGCAAGGAGCGAGCTGGGAAGCGAGTAATCTCGAATGCCCTGCTCTAGCTCCACACAATTGTGCTCTAGACCGACTGAGTAGCGACCTTCGCTACCGCGGGTCCACCCCGGATGCCGTGCATCCGGCCCCTTCCGTAAGACAACTCGGAAGGAGACGGCCAGAACATCGTAAAACGTCC